ATGTCTTTTACAGAAACCTTTTAATTGAAAAGCTAATTCTTCATAAGTATCTGTATCTCCAATTACTTGTGCTAAGTCTTCAAAGTGTTGTTTAGTTAAGCTCATTTTTTTCCTTTTCATATTGTTTAAATCTAATATCATCAAAAGATTCAGTTTTTTGCATATTAGAATATTCTTTTATTCTTGCAGGAACGACAACATTGTCATCGCAAGGTTTACAGCATTCTCCATCTTCTTTTACTGGATAAGGACTATTGCCCCAACCAATAAATTTTTCGTTACAAATACAACAAACTTTAGCTTCAGTCATATTTTTTACTCCTTATAATAGATTGGCGTAATTGTTCATTACGCCAAATTCTATATTCTTCGTTGCTGCGAGAGAGAAAAAAAGCAACTAAAATTCCTATAATTATTAATATACTAATTAGCATTATTAACCCACTAACTATTAGCATTTTGACTTTCTAAGAGTTTATAAATACCAGCATCTACTAGTTGTTTATAAGCTCCTTTTTTAGTTCTTTTTAGTCCTGTAAAATATCTTGCTAAAGTTCTTACTGTAGAACCTTTACTCGGACTACACATAGTGTGACCAGTTTCAACTTCTGATTTAAGCATTTGTAAACACATAGCAATCTGAAAGTTAATTCTTTCTTCTTGATTGTTAAACGTTATCATTGTCATATATTCTCGCTTTCTTTTAATTTTATAATATTTAAAGTTTTAACAGATTAAACAATAAAATTATAATTAATGTACACTATGAATTTTAGATGCAAAAGCTTCTTCTAGTATATTACTTTTAGCTAAAACCTCATCTATTTCAGGAAGAGATAATAGTAATAAAATATATCTAATTTCTTGACGTGTATAACCTTCTTTCTCTCTTAAAAATTCAAGTCTTTGACCAACTTCTTCTGGTAAATTAGGAGATTGTGGATTTTTTAAGTGTTGAGCATAGAGAAAAGCTACTCCTTTAAATATTCTCTCTGATAAATACTCAGGCATTTCAGCATATTTTTCTTTTTCGGTCATTTTACTTTTTTTCCTTTGTATAACATAAAGTCGTCATAATGCACATCATCAGGAAAAATAAATATTAATGAATTTTTCCAATCTTCATTATCTAAATCTTTATGAGGTTTTTCTAATTGTAACCAAATATCTTGTTTATCTCCCTTAATATCGTTATGGAGACATTTAACTCTTTGGTCTTCAATAGTAATATCATAATTATAAATACCATGATGATGTTTATCAATATAATAAACTTTTCCTACTTTGACATCTTTTACAGAAACTTTATCTACAAAAGCATAAGCACCTTTAATTTTTGCTACATTCATATTCTTCTTTCTAAATTAAAAGATAGGCAAGTATCTAAAAAGTAACTTGCCTATCAAATAGACTACTTTATTAATTTAATTAATAAAATATCAAAATTATACAACTATTTTAAAGTATAAGTTGATTTAGGCGATTTAGCTGCAGAAGTTGCTTTATCTTTATCTTCTGTTGCTATAAAACCTCTTTCTCTATCCCAATCTAAATCGATTGTTTTACCACCAGCAATTAAAAAATCTCTGATAGTCATACCTGTTTTATATAGACCAAATCTTTTGTAACCAGCAGAACCCTCTCTTTTTGGATTCTTAGCTACAACAACTTGTATCTTACCATCTCTATCGTATTTGTATGTCCCTTTAAAATCTTTAGGGTCCATAACTTTTCTAGCTTTAGGTTTAGCTATAGTAGGTTTAGTTTCTACTTTAGCCGCAACTTTTGGCTTTTGTGCTATGTTTAACATAACTTTCTACCTTTCTTTTATTAGTTTAATTAAGAATATATTATACAGCCGATAATATTATAAAACAATAAAATATCCTAATTATCATTTCTACTATAGAGAAATATTAAATAATATATTAACACTTCAAAATTAGCCTTGCGAGCAGCCTCGGGAAGGTATTGGCTCTATCTTTAAGTTAGATGACTAGAATCATTGGTATTAAAGGAAAGGTATTGGCGGTATTGGCTCTAAAAAGAGTGCCAATACCACTAGAATCATTGGTATTCGCTGATAGTAGTGAAAAGGTATTGGTATTGGCTCTTTTTCTAAATAAATATTTTATAAAATTATTTTTAAAATCCCCTATAGTAGAAATCACTATTAGATACTGATCAAAAACAAAAGTAATATAATCAAAAATAAATAGATAAACTCACGAAAAAAATAAATCACTTGAAAATCCTTTAATTATTTAATATTTACTTATTATATTAGTTTATATAGAGGAATTACAAGTATCTTTATTCATTCCTATTTATTTCAAGTATAGCAAGAGTAAGAGTAGCAGAATTGTTATTATCGGTTTGACCAAAGATATAATCATTTTCTTGTAATATAATAGGTCCTTTTGCTAAATTAATTGTTTCCTTTGAAGCAAGTTGATCATGGGCAATTTCATAAGAAACGTTAGCACTATAATCATGAACATATATTTCAACATTATTATTATTTGAATTATCATTCGCAACTTGTATATTTTGAATAATAGCTCTACTATCACTAGGACTCGTGTAAAAAGTTGTATTAGCTGTTGTAAGATTTGCAAATGCGTTTCTATAATTATTAGCCATAGTGATTCATGTACCAAGTTTTTCTATCCAATTCGTCATTAATATCTTTAGGATATGTCGAGTTTAAAAGTTTAATAATGTCAAGTAAATCCTCTATTAATTGATTAAAATCAACAGATTTATATTCTTCAGGTGCGTTATTTAATCGTGTAAGAGGTATTTTACCCATAGTTTATATGGTATATTTGATCGACATACTTGTACAGTTAAGAATTACTCCTTAACTAATAACTCTTGAGTAGTTACCATTTCTTGTTCGATATGTTTAATCTCTTTAGAGAGATGAATCATACCAAGAGTTACTTGATAATGAGCTAAAAATTCGCTAGCCCATTTTGCTTCAAGTGCTCTTTTCTTGCTCAAGAGATCCAATAGTTTTATGTTCACTATTCTTTATCTCCTCGATGAATAAAGAATTAGATGTTTCACTAATTAACTTATCCATATACTTCCAATTGAAATGTTTAAGTGGAATTTTCCACAACATTTCTTCTGCTTGTTTTAAGTCATCACATTCACATTGTCCTGAGGCATAATAACCCCCACGTCTGAACTGATAACGCACAATCATTTAGATTGGCATACCACATTTATTGTGTGTTGTAAAGTCTAATTAAACCAGGAAGGAACGCCATTTTTCCATGTGGCGAATTTAATTTTTTCTTTTAAATAAAAAGTCTTATAAGCTGTAATCGGATCTTCGGTCTTATATTCGTCAGGCATACATAATGGTATAGGAGTTGCTTTAATCTCTGGAATATTATAAGGTGGAATAGATAAATGAGTAGCTAACTTGATCCACGTTGCATGAGTTCTATTATATCTTTCTTCGTATTCTTTACATAGATTATACCATAATTGCCATAACCATTGATAATTCTCTACACTAGAACGTGTCCATATATTACTCGGGTGATTGATATGACTGGCTAAATACAGGCTATTTTCACGTGAATCGTCAAGCTTCCATACTCTTACTTGTCTTTTACCTGATCTACTTGATCCACGGCTCTCTATTCCATCACAAAGCCGGTGGGCTGTAGAGAGTAATTGCGCATATTCGATAATCATTTTGACTACGTGTTTATCGCAATGATACTCTGCGCATTTCTTAGGATTTTCGTCTAAATAAAAGATATTCATTTTTTATATAAGCAAAGAACTAAACCTTCTATTCCCATATGATCTTTATATTTACCCTTACAAATAATAGGCATATGATTTCCAAATAAAAATGTATTCGCTTTTAAAGGTATAAGTTTTTTTTTATAATTTTTTATATTATATGGATGTACAAATTTATATTCGTATTTCATAATATAAATATAATATTTTTAAATAAGTATAACGAATACCAAAATAAATCCGATTAATATAACAACAAATGCTGCGTCTAAATAAAGATCACGTTTCATTTAGTCATGAGTAAAAGACAAACGTATCCTAAGAGAAGTATAATTATAATTTCATATACATATAATTCTTTTATTAATTCAATCATGGATACAACATCAGTGTCCACATTAATAATATAACTAAAATAAATATAATTACTAAACCGATTATCATTTAAAATAACTCTCTATAATATCATTTACAACACGTTCATATTTCCAGCCGAGCCATATTCCTAAAATTGTACCGAGTATAAACCAGATCATGCGTAACAATATATTGTAAGTTTAGTTGTGCTAGCAGCTCCCCATATTTCATGGTCATCTCCTGGCGACAACTCTTTTATGTTTTCTATATCATCAATATCAAATCCGTTATCTTCTGTAAAGTGTTCGTCAGCTTCTTTATCGATCCATTCTATAAATGGTCGATTATCTTCATTGTTTTTAGAATAACCCCACCAATAGATTAACATGTATTTATTTTTTTTCATAAGTCCTTAATATTTTATGCATTTCAGAGACACAAAGAGATTCCATATGAGCTTCATAGTCTCCATCGTTATTTGTATTATCATAAATAAAAACTAAATCAATAGACTTTAGATGATTTTCTAAAGCAATTCTTAATTCATCTTTAGTCTTATGATATATTTTCCAATTATCTGGCTTTTCCATTTTCATCCCATGTTTGTATTATATCTCCAAACTCTTTATTTAGATGATCTTCTTCAATATTCTCATCTATAATTCTAATGCCATATTCTTCTTCGCAATAGTCTGTTTGTATATAAGCTCCCATATCTTTTTCACAATTACATTGAGAAAAAAACTCATCTTTTTTTTCTTTCCAACGTTTTTTATCAGTTATCTCTAACTCAAACGTAGTTGGAACTATTACTTGAACTTGAACTTTTATATTTTTCATTTTCTTTCTTTAACAAGTATGATACTTATCACTGGATTAATTTTACTTAATCTTTCAATTTCAAGTTTATCATAGCTTTCCCAATATTCTATAGTTCCATCTGTATATGTAACTTTATAATATTCTTCTTTCATATTTTCTTTTCTATTTTAAATTGAACATTTTTAAAATCTTCTTCATTATTGAAGAATGGATGATTATTCATTAAAAATATTTTTGCGCTTTCAGCGTCCTTAACTTCTGGATGTTCAATATCAAATTTATTTCCAGAATTATCAGTTATTTTTACTTTCATATTTTCTTTCTTTTTGATAACCATTCCATTACTATTTCTTTTAAATAGAATTGGTAGTGGTATAGTTCATCAAAATATTCTTTATCTTTCAGTCTTATTTTATTACTATTAATTAATTCTTTCAGTTTATCTACAGTAATAAATTTCATTTCTTTCTTTTCTTGTAATGTAAAAAATCAATTACATTACGTTTTTCAAAATAATTTTCAAATAATTTTTTTGATTCTTCTAAAAATTTTTTAGGTGTAATAACTTTATATATTTGAACTATCTCTTTATGAGGATTAAATGCAGGATCACCTTCATTTCGTTTATAGAATTTTTTTGCTAAAACTAATCTGTTAAAAGGACCAATAAATCTAATTGTATTTATTGTACTACCAACTCCTATAAAATAATTAGATTTATTATCCCTGTTCATCTATTAAAACTACATTTCCTACTATTTTAGTTTGTTCTATACGAGTGCGATCAGTAGTTCCTGGATTTTCGTTTTCGTACCAAAACCAATAGTCTTGATATGCCTTAGTAGCTTTTTGATTTACTGGTAAATTATGTAAAAGACCTTCTTCGTTAACCCACATCGTATAGTTTTTACCATCATATCTACCTTGAGACATCTCTATAAAACCGCCTACTACTCCTTGCAAGTGTTCTAAGTCTTCAATAGATTTTTTTAAATCAGTTTCTATATGAAGTCCTGACGACCATATAAAAATATGTTTATAATTTTTATCGCTCATTAATTAACTCTCCTATCACTTTATCTTTTCCATTAGGAAATCCAGTCAATTTATCATATAGTTTTTCTGGATCATAACCGCATTGAATAGCTGCTTCTTGTATATCTTCTATGCGATACAAGTCATTAGCTACTACTCTTACCATACCCTCTTGTGGTACAATTGGTATTACTTTTATAGACATGTTTTTTCTTTCTTTCTATGTTAGCGAGAGAAAAATCGGGTGGCGATTTCTCTCTCTATTTTTAATTATATTAAATAAAATTAATTTAAAACAATATTTTCTTCTATTTCTTTTAAATTAGTGAAAATATTATCTTCAACATCTAATTGATATAATTCACCATTATCATGTTCAAATAACACTCTAGTTCTATCTTTATTTTTCTTAATAAAAAAAAGAATAGGCCAATCTTGATCTTCATCAAATTCATCAAAATTATGTTCTTTAAAATGACGTGGCCAATTTTTCTCTATAGCAATTTCATTAGCTTCTATTAATTGATCACGTTTTATTACTTTTACTTTCATTGTTATCCTTTCTTAAATTAATAATAACTTCTCTTAATAAATAATAATACATCTTGTTCTCACTGAAATTATATAATTTGGTAATCAGGATCAACGGCTCTTTGACTCCATTGTCTCGTAAAGCTCTAAATGATTGATAAGCATGATGATTATTCATCATAATCATATAAAATCTTACACTATCGCATTTACTTTTAAATACTTTTACACCAAAATTAGCATTAGGTTTATGAAGTGGTTTTAATTGCTTTTCTTCTTTCTTATATGTTCTAATTCCAAAAAGATTATTAGCTTCTATAGCAAATCGACTTGTACCATAATCACTTTCTACTATCGCCTGAGCTACTATCATTTCGTCAGGTATTCTTTGATTTTTAGGAATATATTGATGATGATAATCTATACATCTTTGAAGCTCAACAACAAATTCTCTATTATTATTATACTTAAAGACGGGTTCTTTTAAAGTTGCCGAGTAATTTAAATAAATGAAAATAGTAAGCCATAGTAGTATATGGATATAGACTAAACCGGGTGAATAAAGAGCTTTAAATGAGCTTTTTTTCATAGTATTTAGATTATTTTAAATATTTAGAATTTTAAGTATACAACTAATGTATAGTAAATTCAGTTTGAAAGTGCTCTACATACTTTGGAATTTCTTTAAAATAAGGAACAACATCTAAATCTACAAATTCAAAATCTTTCATCTTAAATTTTAAAAAATTAAACATTCTATAAATCCTAGGAAAGAAAGGATCGTTATCAAATTGAGCAAATTCTATTGTAAGTAGTTTTTTAGGATTTTTCTTTTCAAAATAACTTATTTCCACCCAATAATTACGAGTAGGTGATGAATGAAATTCATTTAATAACTTATCTATCTCATCTTTAATATCAAACATATACATAACACTATAAGTATTAATTTTAAAATGGACAGTCTGAAATTAATTTTTTTATTTTTGGATTGTCTTGTAATAATGCAATAAAACCATTAGTTAATTGATTAACTAATTGTTCCTCTTCTTTTTCTTTATCAAATAAAAATCCACCATCAGATGTTATTCCTCTTTCAAAAAGAATTGCGTGAAAACATTCGTGAACAAATGTATTTACTTTTTCTAAATCTGAAAGTGTATTAGAGATTGTAATTATTTTAGTATCATGATCAAATTCTCCGTAGTCTTCGGTGGACGTAATGTTTACATCCACCTTAAAATAACCTACTTTAATTTGAGATATATCCTCTAGCATTCGCATTTACCTGAGTATTTAGTCCAATGTCGTTAGCTTTTTCAGAGCCACGACCGAAAGCTACTCTATCTCGAACACTAAATCTACTTGATTTTGATACTAATTTTATTCCCTTATCTTCTAACCATTTAACTACTGCTTTTTCTTCGTTTTTATAAGATAAAGGTAAATTATTAGGATTATCAATTCCAGTATATTCTACTGGTTTATTTGATTCCGCATATTTATCTCTTAATCTTTGTGATAAACGACTAGCACAACCTTGTTTAAAAGCATGCTTCATTCTATTTACTTCGCCTCTATTACCTGGAACTTTTTCAAATTCTTTATCAGCTAAACTTTCTATTGTTTCGATAAAATAATCTGACATATGTTTAGCTACAATTCGATTTGATTCTCGGCCAACAAAGAATGTAACTTTAACTCTTTTATATAATTCATTAAATTTAGATGAACTATAAGTAGTACAGTAATAAAGTTTAGATGTTGAGTTTCTTATCCAACCTTTCCATGTATCACGTTCAACTTCGTAACTTTCTTCATTGATAGGTTCTATACTCTCATTATCTTTAATCTCTCCTAGAGATAGATTATGAGCTTGTAAAAGTTTTTGAACTATATCTGCAGCCATCATAGCTTCATTTTCAGAAGCGCCTTTGTCTTTAGATACAGCTAAAAGCTTTTGTATTTTTTTTATTATATCTTCTTTTGACATTTCTACCTTTCTGTTTACTTACTTATAATATATTTTATTCTAATTTCTTTTGCGACAATATTATCTTTATCATGTTCCAATCTTTAGCAAGTGCACGCTTTTCAAATTCTTCTTTAGATATTCCTATTGCTAAATCATTTCCATCTTTACCATCAAATAAATAAACTTCTCTATCTTTCTTTACTAAAATAAAAACTTTACCACCACATATATTATAAGTTCTATGCCAAGCTAATTGTTCAACAGTTATTTTTAATTTAACTTTTGTATTATCTCTTTTAGGAGTTTTAAGATATTTACCTTCAATCCAACCTGATACACCATTTACACAATAATGAACGTCAGGGATTCCTCGTTCTATTTGAGTTTCAATACGTTGAATAAAAAAATTATTTAATTTATTTCTTATCTGTTTCCAGAGTAGTTTTTCCATCAAATTTACATACAGGGATTGACTTCATCTTATGTAAATTCTTAATTCTAAGTTCTAAATATTTAGTATAATTCTTATCAGAAGGATCTTGCATAGCTATTTCTAATTCTTTATAGCTCATTCCTAGTTGATCAACGTCTGTTCTGCCATCTGACCATAACCCATCAGTTGGATCTGCCATAATAATATCCTCTAATATTCCTAACTCTTTACCCATTTTCCATACATCTGTTTTTAAACAATCGCCAATTGGAGATACATCTACTCCTCCGTCTCCATATTTAGTAAAGAATCCTACACCAAAATCTTCTATTTTATTTCCAGTTCCAACTACTATTCCGTTACAAGAAGAAGCTATTTGATATAAACACATCATTCTTAATCTAGCTCTTGAATTAGCTAATCCTAGTTGAGATGTAAATTTTCTATCAATTAAAGTATTTTCAAAAGAATTAAAAGTATAAGTTAAATCAACTTCAACTCCATAAGCATTTTTAAATTTATTAGTAAGCCAATTTTTATGTGCTATAGATAAATCATGTTGTTCAGGTCTTTGATGTATTGGCATACAAACAAGTAAAGTTTTAAGTCCAGTCATTGCTGATATGGTACTTACTACAGATGAATCAATTCCGCCTGATATACCTACAACTAAACAATTAGCTGGATTAGGCATTTCAGTTACATAATTAAAAATCCAATTTTTTATATGTTCTATTCTATCTTTTGGTTGCATATTCCTATTGGTATATATTTAACATCATCTTTAAGATTTAAGTACCTAAATGGATCAATGATTACTGAATCTTTATAAAAATAAAAATGATGAAAAGCTTCATGTTTAGTTCCTATAAAAAATAATTGTGCTCGATCATTCCACCCATATTCTTTTGCTGTTTTTTCTATATTGCCATCAACGTATGGATCCCAAATTTTTATTGTAATACCATATTCTTCTAAAATAGTTTTAAGAAGTAATGAAGGACTTCCTAAAGTTAAATTAGTTTCAGGTTTAAAAGATTTACCTAAAATATTTATTTCTAATCCATTTCTATTTTGTATAATTAATCTTGCTAACCATTCAGTTTGATGTTCACGTTGTTTCATAATCATATCATACCAATTAAATGATAAATCTAATTTATTTGCAAGATACGATAGAGCTATATTATCTCTAGGGTGACAACCACCTCCGTCTCCCATTCCTCCTTGTAAATATTTATTACTTACAATTCTATTTGTACAAAGTGAAAGAGCTTTAGATACTTCATCTACATTAGTGTTAGGAAGATAATGACATGTTTCCATAACTGTATTAATCATAGAAATTTTAGTTGAAATAAAAGTATTATAAACTACTTTTATTAATTCAGCATTTTCTAATGTAGTTTTAAAAAAAGGTTTATCATTAATTGTTTTATAAAATTCTTCAGCTTTTTTTGCTGCTTCTTCATTTTCAACTCCAAATAATATAATTTCACTATTTAAAAAATCTTGAATAGTAGTGCCCATTGCTATAAAGAAAGGATTATAACAAAGTTTAATATAATTATTTAATACAGGCATTATCTCTCTACGAATAGTTCCCGGGAGAACAGTCGATATTATAATTACAACAATTTCTTTTTTATGAAACATAGCTTCTATAGCTAAATTTCTTAATCCATTTCTTAAATGTTCGTAATTAAAATCAGCTCTTTCTTTAGGTATTCTTGTAATTCCTTCGTACTTTTCTTCATGTGGAGTTTGAATAGGGACAAAAATTATATCACAATCTTTGACTATATCGCTAATGTTTTTTATTTGAATATTCGATTTATTTAATAGTTCTTGAGCACCTTCTTCTTTATAATGGAGGGTTTTTGTTCTTATTCCTTTTAATGTAATTGGACTAATATCCGTTCCGCAAACGTTATGTCCTTTATCTTCTATAGCAAGAGCTACTGGAAGTCCTAATTTTCCTAATCCTAAAAATCCGATATTCATTATTTAGCAGTGCCCCAACTATCTCCTTTCTCTACATCAATTTTTAGAGGCACTTTAATATCTACACAGTTTTTCATTATTTGTATAGCTTCTTCAAAACATTTTTGTTTAGATTTATCAACTGAGAAATCAAGTTCATCGTGTATAGTTAATTTAATATCTATTTCATCTGTAATACCTGATTCATATATTTTAAGCATTGCTGCTTTAGTAATATCAGCAGATGAACCTTGTATTAAAGCATTTAAAGCTGTATGAGTATAAGCTCTTTTTAATTCACTATCAGGATATCTTTCCATAGCTTCTGCTTTTGAATAAGCTGTATTACCATAACTATCTTTAGGTTCCCACTTATCAAATCTTCTTTTTCTTCCTAATAAAGTTTTAATATAACCTCTTGTACTTGCAACATGAGATACTTGTTTAGATAACTCTTTAACAAAAGGAACTTTAGTATGATACTTATTAAATAATTCATAAGCTGAATCATCATCTAATCCTAACTCCCTAGCTAATTTTTTATTACCCATTCCATAAAATAATCCTAAATTAATAGTCTTAGCTTGTTTTCTTTCGATACTAGCCATTTTTGCAACCATATCGTGAAAGTCAGTTTGATCATTAGTTAAAAATTCTTCTTGAACTTTTTTAGCAGATTCCATATTTTTAATAACAGCGTAATGAACTAATACTCTAGGTTCCTGTTGAGAATAGTCAGCGCAATACCAGTCTTGATTTTCTTCTGGAATAAATAAACTTCTGATCAACGGCCCAAGCTCAGGGTCTCTAGCAGGTACTTGTTGTAGATTAGGATTACTAGAACTAAATCTACCTGTTACAGTTCCCATAGAATTAAATTGACAATGAATACGACCTCCTACAGCTTTCTCTAAAATCATATTCTTTATAAAAGTATTTCTAATTTTATCCAATTTTCTAATATCTAAAATAGTTTTAGATATTCCATCATTTTGCTGCTCAAGCCAATCTTGAGTGAAAGATGCAGTTCCTTTTTCTGTAAAATTATATTTAATTTCATTCTTATCATATGCTTGTTTTAATGATGCATTTGCCCAAATATTTACATCATGTCCTCCTACTTTATTTAGCTGATCTTGAAGTAAGTGTTGTTTTTTTTCTAAATCATAATAAAGTTTCTCTGCTTTTTTAAGATCAATTCTTACTCCACGTTTTCTTATTTCAAAAAGACATGGTATTAATCTCATTTCAAAATTAACTATATCCTCTACGTCTTCAGTCTTTATTTTAGGTAATTGTTTTTGAAATATTTGAAGTGTAAGTAAAGCATCTTCTTTAGCATATTCTCTTACACTATTTGCATGTAACTTCCATAAATTTTCTTTAACTTTAGCTTTTTTACCAAAGTTAAATTGTATAGCTTGTTCTAATTCAGCTTCATATTTAGATTTTTTTAAATAGTATTGACTTAAAGATTCAAGAGAGTATTTAAGCTTGTTTTCGTCTAATAGGTGCTCTATAGCTTGTATATCATATATAGAATGGTGCTTCGTAAAGGCCAATCTTGAATCGTGTGAATTTAGCCACTCCATGTCATATAAAGCATTAGCAAATACGAGCTTTTTCTTTAATTTAAGTAATTTGTCAATAAAATCAACGACTTGATCGTTATTAAGATTTCCTCCACCTTCGTGTGCAATTGGAAAATATTCATTATAACCACTATCTGTGGCTATAGATATACCAACTAATTTACCATCTTTTCTAAAACCACCTGGTCCTAAAGATTTAAGATTAGGATCATATGTTTCAGTGTCAATAGATATAATATTTGATTTTTCTAATTCAGAGAACTTGAACATTTTCCTAATATAATTTCTTTATTAATGTAAGCCCAAGATTGACCGCCATTATCCATCCAAAACTTTCCAACTGTATCAAAGTCAACATATTTTTCAAAAGTTATTATTCCTTCTGCTGAAGTATTTAATAGAAGTTTAACACAATGAATACAAGGACTAAGAGTAGTATACACATATTTTATTTCATATACGTTTCTACATTGAAGTAATGCGTTCTGTTCAGCGTGAATAGCTTTACAAATATCTAAACCTTCACCTGATTTTAAATGAGCACCAGGACATGGAGTATCTATACAATGTTCAGTATGAGCAGGTCCTCCATTATAACCAGTAGCTAAAACGTGTCCTCTTTCATTAATTAAAATACAACCTACTTTTCTTCTAGCACAGGTTCCTCTTTCTGAAACTAGATTTGCCATTTTCAGAAAATACCAATCTTTTGGAATTCTATAATTATCCATTTTTAATTATTTGTAACTTATCAGAAAGAGTAAGTCCATCTTCTTTTCCTATTTTTATATCAGCAGCTTGATATAAAGTTTCTACTATTCTCATAGGATTTAATTTATACTTTTCAAGTAAATCATTAAAAGAAAAATCACACTCATAGTTTTGAATTCCTGCTCTTACGATATTAGCATCTTTTAAATTTGTATCGTATAGATGACGACTACCTGCGTTTATATATAATTTTCCTAACTTACATTGAATTCCTAAATTATTTAAATGACAAGCGATTACGAAACTGATTGCACTAAAATTAAAACTATCGTAAGGAAGACCTAACCATACATCGTTACTTCTCATTGTAGTTATACAATGTAAATATAATTCATCACCTCTAGGTCTTAAAAAGAATTGCATAGCTACAGTACATGGAATATCTTTACTTGATCTAGGATTCTCTCTCCATATAGTAAGTACCGCTTGTCTTGAATCTTTATCTTTTTTAAGTGTATCTACAATATAACTTATTTGAGTTATAATTTTAGGTCCATAAGCTCCGAAGAAAGTTACACCATCATCACTAAATCTTTTTATATTTTTCATATACTTTGAAATAGTTAAAAGATCATTTCTACCATCTAATATCCATGCTGCTTCGCCAAACATAAAACTATAATTTAAATTTCTTTCTCTAATACTTATGATTGGCAAATTCATATCAATTTGAAAAGAATGATTTAATTTTTCATAAATTTTTAATTGACGAGGTGCACACTCATAATCAAATTCTCTTATTATTTCAACTATAAAATTTTTATAATCTTGATCTATTTGATTCATATACTATTTACAAAAGCCGTTTCTTCTATTTTTTCTACAACTCTATTTAAATCATGACCTTCTTTAAACATATCATAACGAACAAAATCTTTACGGTCTTTTAAAGGACATAATAAAGATAAAAAACTATTTTGTTTAGGATGTTTATCTTCCCAACAATTTAAATACATATCAATAACTTTATCAATATCATCATATTCTTCATGTCTAATTTTTTTATTTCTATTATGATTATCTTTTACTTTTTTAGTATCATCAGGTATACACCAAACGTATATAGCTCCTTCACGATTTAAATATCTCCATATACTATAAGCATCATAAGAAGGACCTTCTCTATAAATATAAGAATAACATTGTTCAGATGGCCAATGTCTATCTAATATAACTAATTTTCCTTTTTCTTTCATTTTAACAGCAAGTCTTGCAGCTGCTGTATGCCATAACTCCATATTATTATGTACTCTTAAATGAATATAATAAGAGTTAGGATATAACTCTTTAAATTTTTTAGCTAATGTAGTTTTACCAACTCCATCAGGTCCTTCTAATATTATTATCCTAGCAAGCATTTAAAAAATTCTTTAGTCCTTTCTTTAGTCCAAAACTTTTTCTTTAATATATAAGCTTGACTACTTATTAATTCTTTTAATTCTTCATTACTACCGTTTTCTATAATTTTTAAATCAATATTTAATCCTAAAACTTTAGCTTCTTCTGGATGTGCATATATAATATTACCAGCATCGTTTGCTATTTTATATCTAACTCTCCACCAACCACTTCCTTTCATAGTATGATAATGTGGAGGACTAATCATTCCCCATACTTTTTTATATTCTTCAAATAATTCATGTTCTTTTAAACGTACTTGTTTTTCTTTTACATTTCCAAATCTTTTAACATTCCAATTAAATACTTGCTTATTAAACCAACTATCTTTGCTTACTAAACTTGCAAGTATCCATGCTTTTTCTTTTTCTTTATTTTCTTTTGAAAATAAATTATCATTGTCAGTATGATTTAAATAAGTATCAGTATAGGGTGTAGGATCCCAATTAATAATTTTATTTGCTTTTATTCCTAATTCATTATAATTACCACCATCATAAGCTGGTACTAATAAAGTATGTGGCCATTTTTCAAAAGCAAATGTATCAACTAAATCTTCTATTTCTTTTTTATAAGATTGTGCTTCGTCCCAATAAACTTTACCAACAGGATTTCCAGCTTGACTTAATTTCTTCCATATTCTCCAATGTCCTCTACTAAAAGTTCCAAATCCACTTACTGAATCTTTAGTTTGCCAATCGTCTATAGATACGATAGCATCAGGTCTTTTAATTATAGTGTATGCAGCTCCATACCAATATCTTGCTGATAAACTATTAGGACCAAATACGAATACAAATACTTTATCATACATTGATACATCTTCTCCCGGGATGATCGCTTTATGAATTACTTCGTGTCCTAATTCTTTTAAAACAGTAGGGAGTATTCTAGCAGAAGTTGCAATATTTAATGGACTGCGAGCAGTTCCAATTGATAATGCGTTAAATCCTGTTACTAAAATTTTCATTTATTTCTCTTTCTTCTTCTATAATTTTTTCTATATTAGGAGCTTTCCAATCTTTAGGTTTTA